TCTCCATCGTATTGGACGTAGGAAAGATTTAACCATGTAACCCATCAATGTATTGGCAAAACCAAGTAGATTGAGGGGGAGGACACATAGGTATCATAAACATAGTTTTCGGGGTAGCCGAAATCAATATGTTATGAAACTTTGTAGGGTCCTGAGTACCGATATACGGAACGCCAGTGTCAAACTGAGCATCACCATGAGCATCAGCTGTAGGATTAGAATAAGTCCAATCATACAAACTAACGTATGGCGATTCGAATTCTATAGTAGGGAAAAAGTTAGTATTAAACATAACTGCCCCAACCTGAATAGGAAAAGGATAAAGCGCAGTAACCTCAGGATGAACACTCTGAGGAGACGCAACCCATCCATCGGTGACATTGGCGAACGTAACGTTAGATTTCACACTAACGGGACCAGCCCTGAAAAAGAATAGCTCAAGTATGGAGTCATACAAGCTACCACCTCCACCAGGGACAAAATTCGGACTCATAGCCAACTCTAACAAGTCGGGAGAAGTCCTATTGCTATAACGAGTAGCAATATCTCGTACGGTCATAGAACACGAGGGGCGGTGTTCTACTAATGGGGTACCGCAAAACCCATCAAATGGTTTAGAAAATGCTTCAAACACACTGCTTTGTAAAACAACAGTAGCCATTGGAACATTAACTGGAATCTGAGGAGCAAAACCATCAAACTCAAAATCTTCAGCAGCCGCAGAGAAAACAAGAACTTGCATACGGGGAGCAACATCTCCATCAGTCAATATTGGGGTCAATAAGACAATCTGGAGATATGGCTGAACGGTGAACTGGTTAAAATCACGACCATCATCATTAAGCACTGCGGGACAACAAGTGCTCCATGGAGAGGGACGAACATAAGGAACAACGAAATCCACAATTACCGTACCTTCAACTGTAATCTGCCTACTCAAAGAGTCAGAAACATCTGCGACAAGAGAACTATCATTAGCATATGCCAAACTAATTTGAACCCTAGTACTCTGAGTAGGAGGCAAAATGAGGTAAACTCTATACTTTATACCTCCACGCCAAAACCTATAATACTGAGCAAAATAATCAACCCACCTACTAAAAGACATAGCCGTCTTAGAAAATGACCCAACCATAACTGGAATAACAAATGGAGAACCAACAGTTGTGACAGCAGCAACAGCATGCATAGATGGCCGCATAATAAGTTCACGAACTGACCAATCACCCTTAGAAGGATAACGAGGAACAGCACGAACTGAAGAAGTAGGATCTATAATCCTCAACTGCCTATCAGTCTCTTGATAACATGAAGATGTATCGCCGTAAGGATCAACTCTAAAATCTTGCCGAATAGCCCCTGCTGACGCAGGAACATTCCCAGTGGTCATAGTACCAACATGCTTAGTACTATTACTATCCATCTGTGACTTAAGATAATTTGAACCATAATCCAACACATCCTTACTCGATTCCCTAGCAAAAGATTCAAACCGTTTTCCGGCTTCAGCACTAAATGCATTCCACAACGTATAGCCAGCTCCCCCAGCAATACCAGTAGCACCAAACACTCTAGATGGCGTGAACAAATTTCCACTCTCCAACCTAGCGTAAGGCATTATACACTCTGGATCCAAAAACCTACCAAAAATTGTATAATTAACAGATGGAGCACTTTGTAATGAATTGGTCTTATTAAGTTCAGTAGTACATAACCTAATAGTCCACATATCATTAATAGTCGCATCGGGATCTGACACCGTACTAAAACACTCTTTAGGACTCATCCAAGGAAGAACCAACTTTACAACTTGGTTCATGCCAGCGGTTACCATTATAGGATCAAGTGAACTAGCAGGATCCAAAAACAATGCACTAAAATAATCTCTAGCACCAGGCCAAGAATTAACCATGAGAGCACCACCATACAAAGTAGGAAAATCAAAAACAATTGTTAACTCTACAGCTGCAAATCTAAAATAAGCAAACGAAATTATACAATTATTAAAAGTAGGAACATTATACAAAGCTCCTACAGGACGGAAACGAACAAATGATGCTCCAGTAAGAAAACTCTTGGTAAGAATAGAATTCCTTCCAAGAATACCTGCTGGCGTAGTATCATCATACGGATTTAGAGTACCGTAAAGAGGAACTGTGGTTTCCAACACGTCCTCCGTCAACTCAAACACAACATTTTTACCCTCGTGTTCACGGGTTTCAATTCTATCTTCTCCTAACACATTAGCGATCTAAATTCAGTTAGGCGGGTCCACAAGATCACGCTTTCCCGCACTGGGTTGAGAATTTAAGGGGCACAGCATTACGTAACTACTCACATTACGCAAGATCACGATACTCCTCAAGTTGGGTTTTACGACACCCTAGGTCGAGAACTTAAGGCTCCAAACTAGCAATTAACGTTTGCCAGACGGGCGGTTAACGTCACCCAGACGATGCGGAACTCAAACCACATCATTTCCATAAAAATGAGCAAAATCATTATTATAATAATTGGACTTAAACCGTCCATCATAATACTCAAATGATCTCCACTCATCCATAGAAATGCCAGCAATGTTAGCGCGCTCGCTAACCAACTTATAATAATAGTCAAAAACTTTCTCACCGTGATGGTACAAATCATACCCCACGTCACCAATATTCATTTCCAACAATTGTTTTCGAGTCATGTCTTTTGGGGGTCTCCTAGTATAACAAAGACGACCCAGAACACTATCTATTTTAAGGGGACACAACATCAATCCGTCCATCTCAACAAATGACCGTGCCAAAAACGTAAACTGGTCTCTTCTAAGAAACGGTTCCTCAACTACTCCCTTATCTGGAGTAGTATAAGTAAATCCCAAAGCACCAAAAAATTTACACAGAGTCAGCATATTATACCAACTCTTAATCTCATCGTGCACACTCCCAGCATTATCATCTCCATAAAACCCAATGGAAACCCTATCCTCAAACAGAGGAAGGTAACCCTCGGGCTTCATGTACTCATATGCCAAAGCATGCATAACATGATTCACAAAACAATTAAACAAACCAGTAAGATAGTTACCACTGGCATTGCCGCCCATAAATCTGTAACAAGTACGTCCAGAAATATGCATAACAGCACACACACTCCTACATACAACAAACAATTCATTGCATTCAGGAGACCCAATCTTATATCGGTAAAATCCATTCATCCACTCCGCCATCAAAGTAGCCATCAGCCATGGTATGGAACTATCATAATTGCTAAAATCAGCACCTATTAGATTACCATAACGAACCAACATGGCAAACAAAACTTTCCAACTAAAATTATGAACATTAAGACCTATCTTGACTGTACTTTTAACTGGGTGACGCTTGATAAACTCAACAAAGTGGCCTGTAACCATTTTAGCATGCAAAACCGCATCAGGAGGACCAGAGTTATAAATTCTGGTTTTACCATCCCTAACACGAGCACTATCTCTCAACTCATCCTTAAGCATATCTTCATAGGGATCAAGCCAGGATATGCTCTTCCTTGCCGCACCAATGCGAGCGTCAAGCATAAGTCTAAGATCGTCACTTATAAACTTTGTTTCAACACACCACATCTGCTTACGTGATTTATACCCAAGCTGTTTCCATATATAACCAACAGAAGAACTATCATTCAAACTATCACACAAATCTCCACCAAAACATGCTTCCTCCAATGTTAACCTCCTGCACGAACTCGAATTAGGATAAGGAGCCGTACATAGACCTTTGGTTAATTTCTTAAGATCAGAAAAATAACTAAAGACGGACGAAGGCCAAACAGGTGTACATCGATCATACATCTTCTTATGCGCCTTATCCCAAACATCAACATGCTCACCGTCAGCATTAACAAAACTGGCAAGGGCAGCCGGCATCAAATCACATTCAAACGCAGGACCCATAACCTTACCAACCCCTTCAAGAATCAAGAAAGGGGTAGGTTCTAATTCAGTCTCATTAGGACAAAAACTGGCCTTATCTAAACGGGCAATAGGATGAGTGCCTCTAGTACAAAAGAAGACTTGTTCATCAGCAAACATATTAACCATAAAGGGATTAATTTCCAAACCCCCTTGTAACACATTACCAACAATATCCCTAGAGTCCTCAACGAACAAAGGAGCAACTCCAGCTTCTTGACCCATTGCACAACAATGAAGGCCAAGTATTACTGTTTTATCACGCATAACTTTAACCCAAATATATCCACAATCACCGGCTTTAGTAGTCGGAGAATCACCAACAACGACACATTCCTGAAACTTATAAGGAATTGTGGAATTTGGCAAAAGGGAAAAAACCTCCTTCATCAACATTTGGGTAGTACCCAATGCTCCAGCCACAGTAACTACCACAGAATCATTCTTCCCAGGCTCGGACCGAACCAAAAAACACTGACCAGCTGCAGCAATATCACTACGTGACGCAAATCTATGAAACAATTTGCGTTGATCTGGACAATTCTTACCTAAAGTGACGACACACAAATCCGTGTCTCGCAACCTTCTAAGAACAAATGAATTAGGTGCAAAATAAACAACACCATACTCACCCCCAGAATTAACTGATCCCAACCCTACACTAACAGGGTCACCCCAGGCACCAGAACAATGCCATACAGTAACAAACGTTGTACCACCAATAGCTAAACCATAACAGGCCTTAACGAGACCACCAGCAAAGACAAATGTAAACATACATATGCCAGTTGCGATAGAAGACATACTCTTCACATCTAAACCACCTTGCAAAACGGTTATATCATCACGCAAACCAGCTCTAGGAACACTGGAAGAGCGCTTATTAGGACACCCTTTAGCATGATGGCCATTCTTACGACAAGAATAACAAACAGCATTTTTACGAACACCGGGAAGTAAACGTGAGGGACAATCATACCAATTACCAAAACCATCCTGTATCTGAGGAGGGTCATCATTTGTTATAGATGAAACCTTAAACTCAGCTTCATGTTCAGATTGAAGGTAAAATGTTTTGGAACCATTATACCTTCCAAGAACAACTTTACGACCCCGATCATCCTTTTCTGCTTCACGAGAAATATCAACGGACTGATTATCTCCATTGCCTCCTTGCAAATGCTCAATAGCAACAACTTTTGCCTCATCAGAAATAGGTAAACATCCAACACAAATAGCCACTATAGAAGAAATGACAGCAATGCCACCAACAAAAATAGCAACTGCCTTGATCCAATCCTTAATATCATCATCAAGAGCATTCCACTTACGTTCTACTTCCACAACAATACTCTTACGAAATCTAGCCCAATAACAACTAGTAATTTCGGCATGCACATACAAATAAGGATGTTCAAACATAGAAAATAAAGTAAGATCACAATCATGTTCCATATTATCTTGAACAAGTGCAACCAACAAAGCATGACGCGGACAACGCGATTGCTTATCAGGAAATCCCAAAAGTTCAAACAAGGGCCATAACTCATTATACCTAGTTACAGAACTTATCTTACTCATAAGCTTAGCTCCAACTTCACATATCCAAAACCAAAGATCAGAACCAACACCTTCAGTCAAGTAAAGCTCTGCTTCCTTATCAGCACCATACAAATACAAAACCATCATCCTAATAAAATTGTTAGCAACTGACAACGGATTTACATCTCCAAGCAAGTGATCCCAAGCCATGTACATTGCTTGAAGGGACTCCTCATAATCAACCTTAGTTTCACGGAACAATTTAACCTGCTCACCCAAATGATCAGGACTAATTTCAGCGAATCCTTGCAAAACAGTGGCATCAAAATCATCATCAACAGTACCCTCAGATTGATTAGATTGTATCTTCCCGAAAAACGTACGCTTAACCTGAGCATATTTATCTCTTCGCTTAGGAGCTGAAAATTCAACACGTTTCGTGACAGGAACAATGTCATCTACAATAACTTCAACCGGCTCCAAAACAGAAGACACGGGAATATCCCTCCATTTAACTCCAGCAGCACTTTCCAATGCTCTTGGAGCAACTTCCTTAAGGAAAATATCCTCTGCAACCATATGAGCTAATTGCGTAAAAGTAAGAGCCTTCCCAGAGTTAACACAATCCTGAAAAGCTCCTTTACAACCATATGACATTCTATCCCTAGATATCCCAGTAGCAGGATCTTCGGGAATAAAATACCACCACTTATCAATATCCCTCATATCCTCTGGAGTACCTGTATAACCGGGATTCCTCATCTGAACACGTACAGGGAAATGAATTCTACGCTGTAAAGCAGCAGGATCAGTAGCACCTGAATTCAAAAAATCAACAAAATTAGTAGTGGCTGTAACCAAACTAGAATTGAAATAAACTTTCCCTTTCAGGGACAATTCAGCCATATCCAATGGCAATGATCCAGTACCAATCATAGCCATCAGTTCAACTACTTCTAACCCACGAGAAATATGACACTCAACAGGCATAACCTCATCACGAGCTGTATGCCAATTATTGTTATATCCTTCCCAATAGGCCGAACTAACAGGCTTACTAAAGGTATCCGAAGGAAGATACTCCCTAGAATAACAAGCGGGAACGTCAACTTCAGACAATCCCTTCAATACCCTATCTTTATTCAAAAGTTGGTACTTAGAACATACCAAATCATGAACAAAACTCGGGAATACTTTAACAGCTTCTGATTTACCTTGCCCACGACGTCCAAATAACCAGACCATAGTAGGAGTAATACGACTTGCATTCGCGGCACCCTTATTAATAAGGGAAAACCAAATACGAACCGTACTCCAAGCACTCATAAATATATTTCGTTCTGAAACAGAAATCTCACTTAAATCAGCCTGGGCAAAAACCCTAGCATTGTCCAAAAACCTAGTATGCAATTCCCTAACATGAGAACTCTTAGTAGCACTGGCAGGAACAACAACCTCAAAATTAGGTATCTTACTAAGCTTGACAAAATCATCAATCAACTTAGTATAAGTCAACTTTAAAGTTTGTCCATGTCCAAACTTAGGATCAACATCAAAATAATTTACTAAAACATAATCAGCTATTTCAGTAATTCCTTCAATACACAATTGCAAGAAAGTTGTTCCCTCACGAGAAAATTGAAACCTTCTTGTCCAAGTACCTACATCATGTTTACCACCATCAGTGAAAGCTAAAGATGCCAACAACATAACGACCTTAGAACCTAAATCCTTAAGAACCCCACCTTGTAAAACTGTATCACGCACTTCAAAAGTATTCATAATAACTTGATAATCTTCATTATAAACAGATGACGGGTAAATAACACCAATAAACTGATACCAAGCTTTCTCCACCTCCGTGCCAAAAACTTTAACCTCGTTACACAAATAATTAAAAGTCGCACTAGTAAACAAATTACCAAAAAAATCTCGAAGAACATCACAGGTAATATTGAACGTGGAACAAACCCACTCTTTCATACGGGTCCAAACTTCCTGAATAGCAGACTTCCAATCAGCAACAGCCTGCTGAATGGTCTGTACAACCATATCAACCATAGAACGCTTAGCCTCAGGATTTTGTGACAAATCTTTAACAACATCTGTTACAAAACTAGATGCTTCAGCTACAGCTTTTTCACGAAGATCAAACTTCTTCTTCGCCATTTCCATATCATCATCAAATTGTTTAACTGTATGTTCAAAAAAGACAGAACCCTTATGAAAAAAGGCATACGCCTTTGTAAAAAAAGGTTTATCATCACCCTCCGGTATATCATCAAGAAATACATCATCATCCTCACCCTGCATCTTAACAACAGGGTATTTGCCCCTAAGCAACTTAGTAAACAAATCATACTTTCCAAAATCCTTAACAAAACATCTAAAAAATTTCGTTGAAAAATTCAAAAAGCGAATAAAACCTCCACAATCACCTCGAATCATAGAACGCTTTCGAAACCACGATCTAAAATGAGGTATCTCAACTGGAGTTTTCTTATGTATCTCTAAAAGATACATAGCAAGGGCTTGTTTAGTAACAAGTCCACTAGAAAAATAAGCGTCTAAAACACCTAAAGACTCAAGTGCATCCATACCCTCCACAAAAGCAGAAAAGAAATGGGCGTGTGGACGCTTAGCCACACATTTTTTATTAAAGTACTTAAAGTCATCTTGACAAAATGTTCGGAAAAACAAATCGTCCGAACAATCTCGAACTTCAATACCCTTAAATACAAATTGTACTTCATACTCAGGGTCAATGGACGTAAGCAAATCTGCATCCTCAACAGATTTACTAGCATAATAATTTCGACCCCGAGAACGAGAATAGGGGTCTTGTAAACAATAATAATCTACCTCCAACTCTTGTTTTATCAAGCTGGTCATATTGTCTGTTTCACCGCACAGAGCCGCGGGGTCTTTGTACTCAATTCCTTTGTTATTCATTGTTGGGTACGAGGGGTGTCAAATTTAACTGGGACCTAGACAGGGTCACCAAAAGGTATACGCACACAAGGAGTTCACTCTCCAGGTTTATGCAACTAGTTATTTACGGGCATACCAGCCTACTTAATTAGAACAAATAATTGATAATCAAGCTAATCATCAAAGTTAGATTTGGCGTTTAAAAACACCATTTTGGCTAAAATAAAACATTACATCGTTATAACACATATATGTAATCGTTACTTAAAATGATCATGAAAGTCAGAACCATGGGGTATCAACCCACGGAGACAAACAAACACATAGTTCACGAAAACTACAATTAAAATTAATATCATTCACTAACTCTTTTACCATTTTCACTGGTAATTCTATTAGATCAAGAAAAATTAATATAAAGGGAAATGTCAGTATTAAACTTATCTTTCTAC